AGGCCTATGCCAATATCCCTATAACCGCCCTCCAAAGTATCCCGTCTGATCGACTACTCGGACGGGATACCTCTGGCACCGGGGCAGTTGAGGTACTGACAGCAGGCGGTGGCCTTGGATTTAACGGGGCCGGAAGCCTGGAACTTACGGCCAATCACAGGATTAGAGGTGTTCCCGCCGCGCTGCTCATTGGGGCTACGCCTAGCGTGCAGGACACGTTGATCCCATACTCTTGTACTATTACACGGGTCACTATCATTAGCGATGCGACGAGTGGAAATCCCACAATAACCCTCCAGAAGGGTAACTTCCCTGCGTGGCCTACCGGTCTAGTGGATATTACGGGAGGCAACAATCCTGTTCTTGTCGCGGGTAAGTATCAGAACAGCACCTTGGCTGGATGGACTACAGGCATTAACGCAGGCGAGATCATAAGGTTCTCGTCCAGTACGGGCGGTCCTATCACGCGGTTGAACATCACACTGGAGCTTCTGCCGCTATGAAAACAACCAAAACCCGCTTCGAGCTTATACGCGAGGCTGCGGACAAGCTCAACATTGTTGGCACTGGCCAGGGGCTCGAGGCGGAGTACTCAGAGAAGATCGATAACAACGTAGACCCGCTGGTAATGCAACTGGCCTCAGATAACATCTGTGAGGTAGTTAATGATGGATTTATCCCTGCTGAGTGGTTCGACTCGCTCGCGGGACTATTGGCCAACATCTGTGCTCCCGTGGCGGGAAAGAACTTCGATCCGCAGATCAAGGAGTACTATGAGAGTCGCCTGCGACGACTGACCTCGAGTGGTCCCACTTATGGGACCCAGGAAGCTGAGTACTTCTGATGCCCTCTATTGTGTTTCCAACTACGTCAGCCCCGGCCACCAGGCCACAAGAGTCTGGTGGAAGGCTGATCAATGCCTATGTGGAGAAGACGCCCTATGGAGCACCATCACAGATCATCGTAAGGCGTTCTCCTGGTATTCAACGGATAGCAACGACTGCGATAAGTGGTCATACCAGAGGATTTCTTGACGCAGAAGCCGTTGGAGTATGGGCAATTAATGGTAGACTTATGAAGTTTGATAGTATCTTTTCTGTGACAGATTTAGGCCCATTTGTAGGGACCGAACCAGTAACCTTCGGGCGGAATAATGCTCTCGTTAAACAGAATGTAGTTGTCAGCGAAAATGGCTGTTTTAATGTTGACACCAGTACCGGGATAACAGCCTTTGTCTCGGCCAATCTACCCGCCGGACCAACGAGTGTTTGTGACTTCGACGGGTACTTTGTCTGGTCATTTGGTGGAGGTCAGATCTATGCTTCCGATCTTAATTCTACTAATGTACAGGCGCTATCGCTGAACACCGAGCAGGGCCTGTTCGTGCGGCGGGTACTGCGGTATGCAGGGCGACTTTATGCCTTCGGAGATAAGTGGACAGGAGTCTATCGCGATGCAGGAACAAGCCCATTTCCGTTCGCGCGCGAGGTCACTATCCCTCGGGGTATCGTTGGGACTCATGCTGTCGCTGGTTGGGAGACTGGATGGGCCAACCAGTTGCTCTGGGCCGGAGATGACTTTATCGTCTACAAGTTGGACGGATACACGCCAACACCAGTCTCAACCGATGATGTTAGTAGGGCCATTCAATCTGCGGTACTCGCCGGAGGCCGTAACCTCATCGAGGCCTTTGTCTATATGTACGGCAAGAATGCCTTCTGGGTCTTGTCCTCTCATGATAATTGGACGTGGGAGTATAATCTAGTCACGGGCGAGTGGAATGAGCGCAAGTCATTTAATCAGTCCAACTGGAAGGGAATGAAGAGTATACGGATCTTCGATCGCTGGATCATCGGAGATGAGTTTACTGGAGATCTGTATCAGATCAGCGGATCATACTTTCTTGAGGGCACTGACCCATTGATTTGGCAGGTGGAAAGCGGGGTGATGTCAGGCTTTCCGCGCGGGGTCATGGTGCCTCGAAGCAGCTTCCTGCTGACGACTGCTGTAGGAACGACCTCCACTGTAACGAACCCGAAGGTAGAGATCTCATGGTCACTCGACGGGGGATACACCTACGGTGACCCTGTGCTGCGCCGCCTCGGTGGTCCTGGGGAGTCGCTCTCCCACCCATATGTCCTGCAGTGCGGGCTGTCCAAGGGTCAAGGCGTACGGTTCCGGTTGAGGGTCTCGGACCCGGTCCATGTGGGACTGTCGGGAGGTTCGATAGATGATCTTGAAGCACGGGGGTACTCTGGATGAGAGCCCCCCTCGATCCATTCTCAAGAGTTACTGACGAACAGAGTCACTGGGACCCTGAATGGTATTCATGGCTTCAAGATCTATTCACGACCACGACGCAGCTTCAAGCGAATGTCGTGACGCTGCAAACAGCTCTTGCAACACAGCAGGCAATTAACACGGCACAACAAGCGAATAACACGGCACAACAAGCGGCTATTACCGCGCTACAAAATCCTCCTCCCGGCGTTTCTCCGGGACTGATATTCCTCTCGTCTCAAACGGCAAATAACTCTCCAACACTTGTATTTACGGGGATGAACAGCACCTACGCAGCCTATCAGTTCCATGCCACAGCACTGAGGCCCTCCGTTAACAATCAACCACTGTACATGCAGATGAGTCTGGATGGCGGCGCGACGTGGAAGAATACCTCCAATATATGGACCTGGCTCTATTCCTATATTGGAGGTGGTGCAACTCCACTAGCATACAGCTCGGCCACGGAAGGCAATACTACATACTTCAGGATCGGTGGGGTTACAAACTCTACATGGGGTAATAGTTCTGAGACAACAGTCTATCCAAACAGTGGCCAAAATCTAAATATGGCTAGTTGGCGTTCGTCTGATTACTATGATGCTGGTAGCGGCACCTATCAAGTAATCGGCTCTGGCCATGAAGTCAGTGATGCTACTCCATGCAATGCTGTTAGGTTCTTTTTTGCCTCTGGTGTGATGGTCGGTGGGCGGATAGTGATGTACGGCCTGAAAAAGGCATAGGAGGCTATAATGGGCCTGTTCGATATCTTTACTGGCGATCCCGTCAAGGAAGCTGCAGCTAAACAGCAGCAGTACCTTCAAGGGATCTCCAACCAGATCCAGTCCGGCATCGGCGCTGCGCAGACTCAGGGCCTGGGTGCCCTCCAAAGTGGACAGGGCAGTGCCATTAACGCCCTTCAGGGTGGGCAAGCCACGGCGCGCGGGGACATCCAGAACTACTCGCCCCAGGCCATATCCGCCCTTTACGGGGGCCAGACCGGCGGGACCAACGCCCTCTTGGCGGGACAGACCGGGGGCCTTGAGTCACTCCGGAGTGGCGTTCAGGGAGCGCAGGATGCTTTCAGTGGACTTGCTGGGCAGGGGCAAGGCTATGATGCACGGGCTCTTCAGGGCGGTGACATCGCGCAGGGCGCATTCAACTTGGGGCCTATGGCTGGCGAAGTCCAGGCCGCGTTCCAGTCCAGTCCTGGCTACCAGTTCAATCTGAACCAAGGTCTCGAGTCCGTCCTTCGCAACGCGAATGCCTCTGGCATGGCCGCAGGCGGTAATCAACTCCGCGAAGCGCAGACCTTTGGGCAGGGCCTTGCCAACCAAGACTATGGCGCATGGCGTGCTGGCGTCTCTGGTCTTGGTCAGGCTCAACAGGGTGCCTATGCGCCTCTTGGCGCGAACGCGGCCTCGACTGCGGCCTCGGGCACAGCCAATGCTGCCCTCACGGGAGGCACGGGCGCGGCCAACATCTACACTGGCACCGGCGGGAAGCTGTCGGATCTGTTGTCGGGCACTGGTACTAACGTGGCCAATACCCTGCTCGGAACCGGGACCAGCCTGGCCAACTTGGCCCAGCGCGGCGGCGAGGATCAGAGCGGAGTGTACACTGGGACAGGCAACAGCATTGCCAATCTGCTGTCCACGCTCTCTGGACAACAGTCTCAGGGCTTCCAGAACATCGCGGGCCAGTACTCGCCGACCTTCCAGACTGCCGCGAACGCGGAGATGGCGGGCTCGAAGAACCTGTGGAACCTGGGCCTCAATGCGGCCACAGCAGGGGCCTCGACCCCGGTTGGAAGTAGCTTCCTTAAGGGCCTTGGACTCGCAGCGTAGGAGTTGACTATGGCCGACAACTTTAATGTGGACTTCAGTCTGCTCGGGGCCCTCCCCTCCGTCGCGGGAGCGGCCCAGGATAGGGCTACGCTGAAGGAAACGCTTGCGGACCTCAAGAGCACCGATCCAGACTCGCTGGAGCGAAAGGCATCGCAGCTGCTCGCCGCGGGCCAGATGGAGGCCGGATTAAAGCTCCAGGCGGCCGCACTCGCGCGCCGTCAACTGACACAAAAGGGCGCGGCGGATGCCCTACAGGCAGATTTCCTGAGTAAGTTTGTGTATCCCAAGATGGGTGGCGGGGGCGCAGCCCCGACAGAGCAAGCCCCCAACATTCCGCTGACTCCGGCGCCACAGACGCCTGCTCCCGACCCGTTCCAGGGC